CCGCCGGGCTCGAGCGCGGGCGGCGTGCCGCTCTACTGGGCCGTGTCGCGGAGCGATACCACCGCGCGCGTGGCCCCCGACCCGACCGGCCGGCGGATCGACGTGCTCTTGCGCTATAAGCGGCTCCCGCCCGACCCGCTCCCGGCCAACGAGCCGGCCGACATTCCCGTCTTCCCGTACCACAATTACCTCGTGCAAGCCGTGTATGTGTTTGCGCTCGAGCACGAACGCGACGCGCGTGCGCAAGCGGAGGCCGCGGCCCGCGACAATCTGCTGGGGATGATTCGCCGCGGCGCCGCGCCCCTCCGCTCGCAGCGCGCCGACATCCCGCTCGACCCGACGGTCTTTCGGGCGCCCTTCCGAGGCGACTGATGCCGGGCGCGCCCGACCGCGAAACCCCGATCCCCGTCCGCCGCTTTCAGGGGACCATGCTCGCGATGGACCCGGCGTTTGTACCGCTCGGGTTTCTCGCGCGCTGCGACAATTGGATTCCCGACCCGACGTATGTCCTCACCAAGCGGCAAGGGTCGACCGTGTGGCAAACCTTCCCGGGCGGCCAGCGCGTCGACCCGCTCACCTACGTGACCGGGTCAGATGGGCACCGCTACCTCTATGCTCTCGCTGCGCCGGCGAGCGGCGACACGGGCGGCTCGACCCTCTATGTGTCAGTCGACGACGGCACGTTGAGCGCGGTCCCGAATGGGAAATTCGCGACCGCCAATCCGCGCCACGGCGTCGCCGCCCTCGGTGATACCATCTTTTTTGGCAACGATACCGACCCGATCAAACAGGTCCCGCTTGGCGGCACGGCGATTGACCTGGTGCAGCTCGGGGTCGCCAACGATGCCGGCGCGACGGCGACCTTTGTCGACGACCCGAATAGCAACTTGATTGCCGGGACGTATTCGTATCGCTGGGGCACGTACAACTCGACCACGCAACGGTGGACGAATCTCGCGACGACGAAAACCGCGACGACGCCCGCAACGAGCCGCGCGCGCCTTGTCTTCCGCGCGCCGACCGGCGGGCTCGCCGCGAACGAATTGTGGCACCTCTTCGTCGCCGGTGCCGATCAGATGATCGAGGGCGCACACGACCAAACGCCGAATGGCTTGCCCGTCTCGACGGGCGCCGATCAGTTTTCGCTCTATGACGATCCGTCGGTGGACGGCGACCCGGTGCCGATTCCGAGCACGGTCACACGCCGCGGCTCGCATCTGGTCGCGCACCGCGGGTGCTTGTGGGGCGCCGGGGGCGTCGGGTCGGCGTGTCAACGGGCGTGGAGCTCGAGCGTGATCGTGCCCGGGCTCGAGCAAACGATCTTCAATCAAGGCGTCTTTTTCCCGGCCACGGCCTTGACACGCGACGTGGGCGACCCGGTCACGGGGCTGGCCGTGATCCCGCAATCGTCGGGCAGCATGCAGCCGACCGCGCCGCTCGCGATCTTCACGGCCGTGCAAACGTGGCTCTTTCAGGGCGACATGGTCGGCGACGCGTCGGCATCGCTCACGCAAATGTCGGCGGAGGTTGGATGCCCGAGCGACCGGACGATCGTGGCGACGCCGGTCGGCGTCCTCTTCTGTGGCAAGCGGAGCGTGTATCGGATCTCACCCGCCGCCGCCGAGCCGCAAGATGTCGGCTGGCCGATTGAAAACGCGATCCGCCAGATTCCCGCCGTGGGGCGCTCGGTGTGCTGGGCCGTCTATCATCGCGGCTTCTACAAGCTGGCGATCGTGACTCCCGGCAACGTCGACCCGACCGTGCAATGGTGGCTCGACCTCCGCCGCGGGCTTGGCGACCCGCCGTCCTGGTGGGGGCCGCACACGACGCCGGCGTACACGGCGAGCACGCGCGCGCCGAATCACCCGCAAGAGGATGACCGGCAATGGGCGACGCTCGGCTCGACGGTCACGGCGCAGATTCTCCTCCTCGACCAGGCCGACCGCTACATCGAGGACGGCGTGCCGCCGGTGCCGATTCAATCGCGCTGGACGTCGGCCTATCTCGACGCGCAAGCGCCGCTCACGCCGAAACTCGCGAAACGGGCGCGGGCGATTGCGCGCGTGAGCGCCCCGACCTCGCTCACCGTCACCGTGACGGGCGACGAGGCCGTCTCGGCGAGCGGCATTCTCCCGCTCCACGCATCGGTCGGGGGAATCTGGAATTCAAGCAACTGGAACGCGGCGCAATGGGTCGTCTCCGCGCTGAACTTGGCCGAGTGGGAAGTCCCCGTGCCCGAGATCCGCGCCCGAGCGTTTCAGGTGACGGCGGCACATACCGACGCCGTGCGCTGCGATCTCCGTGATTTCGAGCTGCGCGTGCAACCGTCGGCGAGGGAAACCCGCTAATGGCCGTCATTCAGCGCCCCGCCAAGCAGGGCAACGCGACGACGTACCAAGGCAAGGTCGCGCAAGGCTACACGGCGATTCTCGCGAGCGAGGTCGATGCCGATTTAGACGTCATCTATGCCGCGTGGAACGGCGGTGCGGATACCGTCAACATTGCCGACGGGTCGATCACGAGCGCGAAACTCGCCGCCGGGTCGGTCGGCACGCGCGAGCTCGCCGACAGCGGCGTCGCGACGACTGATATTGCGAACCTCGCCGTGACGACGCCGAAACTCGCCGATGGCGCCGTGACGGCCCCGAAACTGAATGCCGCCGCCGGCGGCGACTTGTCTGGCACGCTGCCGAATCCGGCGGTGGCGCGCATCACGAGCGGTTCGCTGCCCTTCGTGCCGCGCGGAATCGTGAGTGCCGCCGTGCCTAACTTCGACCTCCTCGGCAATGACTCGACCAGCCCAAATTACGACGCGAGCAAACCGTCCTGGCTCTCCCGGCTCGACTATACGAACGATTATTACCAGCTCTGGCGCGCGCCCGCCGGCACCACCAACTACGCGCAGATTTTCTCGGTCAATAGCAGCGGGAAAATCAGCGGCGGGGCGGCCCTCGGGACGCGGCAAACGAAAAGCCCGAGCGGGTTTTCGACCTCGACCTATAACACGCCCGTGCTGGTCTATACCTTGCCGGCCATCACGACCCGTGGCGGCGCCGTGCTCCTCGTGATGAATCATACGTTGTATTACACGAGCTCGGCGACGAGCGGGAATGGACAAATCTCGACGCTGATTTTTCGCAATGGGACGCAGATTACGCTCCACCAGCAGAATTATGGCTCCGGGGGCGGCCAGCTTGTCGTGCCCGTGCCGGCGCTCACTTATCTCGATACTCCCCCGGCCGGGACGTACACGTACGATCTCCGCGTGCAGCTTTCGAGCACGACGAGCCCGACCGTGGTCGCGTCGGGGTTCGGGGATTGTAGCGCGCAGGAGATTGGCTAATGGCGACGACGTTTACCTGCGCCACGTGCGGCGCAACCACCGAGAACCCGACGGGCTGGGCGCGGGCACAGATCACGCACACACATTACGTGTCGGGCGACCCGGTCGCCGTGACGGCCGATGATGGGGTCGTGGTCGTCGACTTTGACACCGATACGTGTCGCGATGCGTGGACGGCGCGCGTGCAGGCCCCGGCATGAGCACGAGCAACGGCCACAACGTCCTCGACCGCGCCACCATTCACGCGCGGCGCGAGGCCGTGCACGCTGAGCTCTTGACGAGCATGCAGGCCGTCGAGCGCTACCGCGGCGCGCTCGCGATTCTCGACGACCTCTTAGCGCTCGAGGACCCGACGCCCGAGGCGGACCCATGATTCGCCGCGCCGTGTTCGCCGACGTGCCCGGGCTCCGCCGCCTCTTTGCGGCGCTCGTCGCCGAGCTCGGGCCGACGCCGTATCCGACGCACGGCCCCGAGGACCTCGATAGCTTCACGCTGTTGACGGCGCAGCGCATCGACGACCCCGCGTTGCTCATGTATGTCGCCACCGACGACGACACGGGCGAGCTGGTCGGGTTTCTCGGCGGCGAGATTTCACAGCGCGCCATCGGCGAGCCGCGCGTGTTCGGCAACGCGCACTGGCTCTACATCGCACCCGCGCACCGCGGCCGCGGCCTCGCCCGCGCGCTCGTCGGGCTCGGCGTCTCGGACCTCGAGGCGCTCGGCGTGTCGCACGTCGAGCTCGCCGCCGTCGCCGGCGATACGCAATGGGCGGCGCGGGGGTGGCTCCCCTTCCTCGTGCACCATGCCTTGCCGCTCGAGGCCGTACGGGCCGGCGTCGTTGAGCGCCCCGCCGTCGACCAACCCACCTCGGCGGCCTCGACGGCGCCGGCCCCTCCTCCTCCGCTTGAAGTCGTCAAGCCGCCTCGCAAACGGCGTCGGCGCAAGCGCACCGCGCCGCGGCCGAAACTCGTGGCCGGGGGCCGCGCGTGAGTCTCGTGATCCGCACCGCCGAGCCGGGCGACCGCCGCAACCTCGAGCTCTTGCTCGCGGCCCTGATCCGCGAGCATCAAGCGGCCTTTCCCGCGGCCTACCCCCACTTCCCCGACGCCGCCGAGGCCGCCGCTTCCATTGCCGCCGGCTACGCTGAGCGGCTGACGCAGGATCCAAGTCTGGTCGCCGTGCTGGCCGTCGATCGCGCGCCCGTGGGGTTGCTCGTGGGGGAGGTTTGCGCGCGCCCCGTCGGCCGGCCGGCGACCGTGGGCTTTGTGGAATGGTTCTATGTGACGCCCGAGGCCCGCGGGCAAGGCATTGGCCGCGCGATTATCCGGGCCGCGCTTGCCCTCGTGCGCCCGTTTGGCGTGACGCATATTGAAGTCTCAAGCGTGCCCGGCGACCGGCAATGGCAACGGCGGGGCTGGCAGGAAAGCGCGCGCCGCTACGTTGCCCCCGTCGAGCAGGTCGACGCATGGGTCGGTCCCGAGGAGGCCGCGCATGATGGACGATAGTCGCCGGTATCATCGCACGCGCCCGCCCACCTTTACGCGGGCGTATGGCTCGCAGCAGTCGACGCCCGGGGTCGTGTCGCCGTATGGCGGGCTGCCGGCACAAGTTGCCGGGCGTATCAACCGCCAACAGCTCTCGCCGCTTCTCCTCGGCCTCGGCGTCGGGCAGGGGCGGAGATATCAGAAACTCATGAGCGATATTCAGAGCGGCCGCGCCTCAGGGCCGCTCGCGTCGGCGATTCAGCAGATCCAGCAATTCGCGCCGGGCGTGATTGGCGGGGCGCAAGATATCGGCAAGCAGATTTCCGCCATGGGCGGCCCGGCATACGAGCAACTCCGGTCCTCGATTGCGGCGGCGCAAGCGGGCATGCCGCAGTATCAGCAAGGCGTCAACCAAGCGTTCCAAGCCGACGTGGGCGCGCTTGGGCAAGCGCAGAATCTCTATGGGCAAGCGGCGGCCATGCTCCCGGGCTTACAGCAAACGGCCGCACAAGGGACGCAAGGTGCGCAGCAAGCCTTAACCGCCGCGCAGGGCTACATGACCGGGCCGCAAATGCAGGCCGCGCAAGCGCAGCTCGCCCGGGCGCAGGGCCTCCTGCAGGGGGGCGCGGCCGAAACCGGGGCCGGGCAAGCGCTCACTCTCGCGCAGCGCTACGCGCAGCAAGCCGCCTCCCCGATTGCCAACGAGGATCTCTACCAGATGGCGGCTCGGCGGGCGCTCGCCCAGGTACGGCCCGGGCTCGCCGCGCGCGGCCTCGAGGCCGGCGGGGCCGGGGCACAAGCCGAGAGCGACGTGTCTCGCGATCTCGCATACCAGTTTGCTCAGAATCAAGCTGCGCAGCGACAAGCCACGTTGCAGGGGTTGACCGGGGCCGCGAGCGGCCTCGGGAATATCCAATCGCAAGCACAGCAGAACGTCGGCGCCGCGGCGTCGGGGCTCGGCAACTTGCAGCAGCAAGGGTTGCAGGGGCTCGAGGGCGCGAGCACGGGCGTCCAGCAAGCGGCGCAGAATCAAGCCGCCCTCGGCCAGTCTATGCTCCCGTATTTGCAGGCGATTCAGCAAGGCGCGCAGAACGTCGGGGGGGCCGCGCAGGCGGGCGCCGGGCTCCTCATGACGGGGCCCGAGCTCGCCCAGCAACAGTTCAACGCCATGAATCAATACGGGCAAGCGCTCATGCAGCAATACAATTTGCCGATGCAGACTGCGGGCAATCTCACCAACTTGCTCACGGCGGGTATGTCGCCCGGCTTGCAGATGCTCCAGGCCACGTCGCCGCAAGTCGCGAGCTCGAGCAAGGGATATAACATCATATGACGCACGATAGCCGGCGGTATCATCGCCTGCGGCGCCCGCCGCTCGCGCGCGGCTATGGCATGCTCGGTGCGCTCGGTGAGGCCGCCGGGAGCGCCGCCAGCGCCGTGGGGAGCGGGCTTGAGAGCGCCGCGGGTGCCGTGGCCCCGGCGGCCACCTCGGCACTCGGATCACTCGGACAAGGGGTGCAATCGCTCTTTGGCTCGGGGGGCGGTGAGGCCGGCAAGCTCGCGTCGCTCGGGCAAGCCGTACCCGAGGGCGTTGAGCTCGCGGGCCCGAGCGCGACGTTTACGGGCCCGGGGTTTCTCTCAAGCGTCGCGCAGGGTTTCGTGCATGGCCCGCAGCAGTTTGCGAGCCCGAGCGCCGGGACGAGTTTCGGCCAGGGTGTCGGCGGCCTCTTGCAAGCGCTCGACCAGATGAATTCGCAACGGCAAGGCGGCATGTCCATACAACCGATTGTTGGCGGCGTCACCGGCGTGCAACCGTTGCAGGGGCCGCGCGTCATTCCGGGCGGCTCGGCGCAACCGGCGACGGGCCCGATCATGTCGCTCCTGAAGGTGATCGGGAGCCTCTAACATGGGCGACTCGCCGATCTTCAACACGATCAAGAACGTGGCTGGCTACGGCGTCGGCACGCTCGCGGCGCTCACGACGATCAAGTCGGGCGGCCTCGGCAACTACATCATGAACCGGCAACGGATGTTG